TTTTATTGCCTTGATCATCATAAGCAATCTTTGCGTATTCTGGATGAATGGTATTGAGGTTCACCTTGTCGGTGGATTCACGCTCCGTCTCAAGCGCGAACAGAGGCTCGATTCCAAACGATACACCCGCGATAATGCTTATTGTATTATGGGAAACGATTCCAGACCCTAATTGATAGGAATGTGTATTTTCTACTCCAATATCCACCGTCATTTTTTTCTTTGTTAATAATTTTGGTTTTGTTGTTACTTTCATTTTAATCCTCCCAAAAATAGTAGTGAACTGGTCTAATTGTAGTCCAGAATATCATCTCCTTCTTCCAATTTATATACAGGAACCCAAACCTTTTTATTATTTTTTAATACCAAAAATTTATGTTTTTTTGTAAATTGATGTGTAACACCATCTTCCGTTTCAAATTCATAAACATCATCATAACCATTTACGAATAATTCAGTTATATTTTGCAGATCATTATTTTTATCATATACTTTCAAAGATGAATCTTCTGGAATCTCTAACCACATTCCTGAATAATCATCATCCATATAATCATTTAAATCATATCCAAAATATTTAAAAATTTCTTCGTATGTTTTTATTCCATTTTCTGTTTTAATATCTGTTGACAAAACTCCGCAGCCAGTTGGAGCCTGGCATGTTCTGCTGGCGTTGCGTAAAACCCTGCGTTTGAATGGGGTTTTCTTGTCATTGAACACACTATCTTTGAATGCTGGAAAAGAACCTTTTTCTTTCCCAATTTCGACTGATGATTCAAAAGCGGCTTTGTTAATGAATTCCATTATATTTTTTGTCAGTTTTAATGCTTGATTGGAATCATATGGTATATTCATGTTGATAAACAAATCTGCCAGACCCATTACACCAAGTCCCACTTTGCGATTGGTCTTGGATTTGATTTCGATTTCTTTGATCGGATATGTTCCAACGTCGATCATGTTATCCAAGAAACGAATAGCGATTTTGACATCACGTTCTAACTTATCATAATTTATCTCACCATTTTCCATCAAATAATTTAACAGATTAATACTACCAAGATTACATGCTTCCATTGGAGACAGCATGGATTCTCCACAATTATGAACTAAAATATTATTAGCGAAAAAATTATTATTATCTTTAACTGTTATATCATAAACATCTTGATTATTAGTTATTTCAATTTTTTTAATTCGTGTTTTAACAATCTTTCTTTTTTCCATTTTCTTACCTCTTTTCCATAAGATGAATTATTATCAATCCATGTGTCTATTTTAATTAAATAATAGACAATAATATATCATCTTCTGTTAATTTTGCCGCTTCAATCCATCCACGATTTTCAGTGTAAATTTTATGATCTGGAGTTAATGTCAATTTATCACCATTATCCAATTCAATGTTGACAACATTGGCATTCTTTTTTGTAAGACATGCATTATCTATTTCTTTATATTCTTCTTTTTCATTTTCAATATCATAAGATAATACAAATACTTTTTTATTGTCATTAAAATCTGTAACAACATCACTTAAATACTTTTCTCCATTTTTAGTATGTATCTTAGTTTTTCCAACCAGACATGGGTTTGTCGAATTGATTGGATCATTTGGGATAGGATTATATTTGTTGATAGTGTCGATAAACAATACACCAGGATCACCATTCTTCCATGCATTGGTAACAATCTTGTTCCAGATTGCTCTTGCTTTGACTTTCTTTGTTACTGCAAGATGTTTATGATGCAATTCGAAATCTTTGTCTTTCTTTACGGCATCCATAAATTTGTCAGTTATTGTAACCGAAATATTGAAATTATTTAGAACTTTATTATTCTGTTTGAGATTGATGAAGTCTTCGATATCTGGATGATCACATGATAGACAACCCATATTGGCACCGCGTCTAAATCCACCCTGCTTAATTTCTTCTGTGGCGGCATCGAATACCTTCATGAAAGAAATCGGTCCCGAACTTACTCCCTGTCTTGTTTTTACTGGCGATCCTTTAGGACGTAACTTAGAAAAATTGAATCCAGTTCCTCCACCTGATTGATGAATCAGTGCGGTATGTTTTAGGGTGTCAAAAATACTTACGATATTATCTTCGATATCAAGGACAAAACAATTGTGTACAATAAAATCTCCTGCAACAAATGAATTATCATCCTCTACCATCATATCAAAAACTTCAACGGTATTTTTCAATGGACTGACAATCGTGTTATTATAGTTTTTATCAATAGTATCCATAAAATTCACAATAGCAGTGGTATGTTTGGATAATTTATTTTCCGCATTTGGAGTAAATGTCACATTCTTATCGATACTTCTTGCTAATAATAATGTTTGATAAATTAGAGTTGGGTTTGCCAACACTAAACGTTCTGAATTTTTTAATTTGCAACCATCACCATCTAAAATTCCTCTAATCAATTGTTCTTTCCATTTTTTATCCATAGAAAATGCCCAATCAGGAATTATCTTATGGTTAAATTTCTCCCTAAAATGTTTTTTTAACAATTTATTTACAAATCTATTACACACACACACTGTCATCCAATTACCATGATTTGAATAATTAATATACGCATTTAAATTAAATTTCCTTTTAATAATAGATATTAATTTATTTGCATAATCTGTTTCATTTATTGAGATAGTAAACCGTGTTGATAAATTATCAAGGTTTCCTTCCGATAAATACATACCAAAAAACCAGGCCAATTCATCATCATTTTTTACTTTATTAAATACGTTATGTTCCTGTTTATTATATTTATTTTTAGATTGTTTATTCTCTAAGTATATTGTATTTTTCAATATTTTTACACAACGATTATTAATTTTATCCGGAAATAATTCAGACAAGTTAAATTGATTTATTTTTTTTGCAAATGGTTTTATATAAGGTATTTTAGTGTCCGAACATTTTATAGTACCTTTTTGAATAATATTCTTTGCTTCGATCCATTTTGAATTATTATCCATTATTTTATGATCCGTTGTACAAGACAATGAAAATCTTTTTCGTCTGTTACCACCTCTACCGAAAGAAACGGTTTCTTTCTCACCATTTGACCAAATTTTCAAAACTTTTTTGAATCGTCCTTTATGGGTCAATACATAATCTCCAACATTTACGTTTTTCATTTCTATTAAACCATTTTTTGTGTATACTAATGTGTCACCGGAAACACAGGCGAAAAGCATTGGTTCAGAATGTGGATTACCGCCATTCACAAGACAAGGACTATTAGGTAGAAAATCTAACTCATGCATTAGAGTATAGAATTTTCCTTTCCATTCCTTTTGTAATTCTTTATTTTTCTCCGCAGACGAAACAAATGTAGAAACACGGTCACATAACTTTTCCCAATTCTCTATTACTTCTCCATTCTCGTTTTTCAAATAGTATCGTTTCTTTAATATCTTTTCAGCGTTTTTACTTATTTTGCTCATGATTCTCCTCCAGTCATATCAAATACATATTTTTTATCGTAAATTTTTTCGTCATATTCAATACCCACAAAATTTCTTTTCAATTCAACGCAACTCTTGATTACTGTTCCCCTTCCAGCAAAAGGATCAAGAACAAAGTCTCCTGGTTTACTAAATGTCTGGACCATGAAATCAGAATAGTCTTGACTAAAACAAACTCCTTTTGGATACGGGTACACCCATACATCTTTCAAATAGGTTCCCTTCCTTTTATTTATATTCAATTTACCCTTCTTAGTAAAAATGAGTACATGAGAATATGTCAATTTAAACAAATCAACTTTGTCAACGGAATCTTTGATTAAGATTTTATGATCCTTCAATATGAATCCTCGTTCCAACATCTTATTGATAAACATCATGTGTTTTGAATAAATTGTTCCTTTAATACGTCTATCGGTTTGAGACAATATTACGAAACCCTTGATCTTAATCAATCTTTCCGCTTGATCCAAAAATGTGTTCATTGACTGTTCATAATGTTCTATAGAATTTTTGTTCTTGTTAATTTCGGATAGGTCGGGTACACTTGTGAAAATCAAATCAAATTGTTTGTCATCCATTTTTGGTAAATATTCAAAAGCATCACCACATATATAAGAGTTCATATTCATATCAATAAATCCTTTTCTGTTAGTATTCTGAATTCCCATCCTTTACCATTACAATATTGGATAGCACTTCTCCACTTGTCTTTATTTCGTATAAAGGTTGCCATTTTGTAATTGTATGTATGTAACGATTTTTTGGTCTTACGTTTAGGTGGTTTTGGTTTATATAAACCATCCTTAGGTTTAATTTCAAATAAATATTTTTTTATCTTGCCTGTATTATCTCGTATCTCACAATACATATCAACTATATATTTATGTACACGATGATCAATGGAATATTGGTATGGAATTTCAATCACTTCACTACCCCAACGCAAGACATATTCATTCTTATCCAGGAAAATCATAAATCGTTTTTCCCAACTCGATCTATAAATTGGGATTGATCTGTTAATACATTTTCCAGGATTTTCTGGTGTATATTTTCCTTGAAAAAATCCTTTACGTTTTGGCATTAGCCGACTACCTTTAAATCCTTACTGAATGATTGTAGGTCTTCGGACAGTTTATTCAATTTATTCACAAGTAAGAAATTCCATGCTGTCATACCATTATATTTTTTGGTTTCATAAGACCCGACTACCTTCTTAATTTTGTTAATGATATTCACAGGAATACAAGTCAAGTCGATCAACAATTTATTCCTCTTGTAATTTTTATTGTGTTCTGATTCAAGTAAGAATTCATGTAATCCAGATTTCAATATCTTCTGCGCGGTCTTCGGTCCACATTTTGATTTAACAGCAGGTACATTATCACCCTTATCTCCTGTTAAGATTTTAATCGCCAAGTCTTCTTTCGGATTGATATTCGTTTTAAATGCTCGTCTGATCGGATCATATTGCTTGACTTTTTTATTCTGCATCAATTGAATCATATCTTTGTCGGTTGATATGATTATTTTTTGTGCAGTCGGGTGGAGTTTGTTACAGACTACTGCAATGATATCGTCCGCTTCACAACCAGGAATATCAACAAAGAGAATATTAGGAAATGCTTTTTGCATATCCGTAGTAAATTTATTTGCTACCTTGAAGAATTTTTTGAAATCAATCGCAGACTTTTTTCTCAACTCTGCTCGTTGGGCCTTGTACTCTGGATATACTTTCTTTCTCCAATACGGTTCAGTGTGATTGTCTATGGCACAAATCACTCTATCTGGAGAAAAATAACGAATCGTATTCAAGATGTTATTCATCATTAGATGTTTCCAATAATGAAATTCAGTATCAGTTGGATCCTGGAAGTTTGCCACAAAGACATTTCTAAAAATAAGATTATGGAAATCGATTAACAATATTTTTTCTTGTTGCTCTTCCTCAACCTGTTTGTCAAAGAATGTACTAAGGTTATTTTTTGTTATCATCACTTTCCTCCAATTTAGAAATAAACTCCTGCGACAAAATATTCACAGGACTACTTTTTGTGATACGTTTAAAAATATGTGCGGTTGTATCTGGTAAATCTTTCAATTGTACGATACCCTTTCTCAATTGTAATTCTAATTGCAACATCTTAGCAATAGCAAAGGAATCAACTATATCGCTTTTTGGCTCTTTGTATTGAGTTAGGAAACTTAAATCAAATCTGTCTTTTTTATTTTGTGCATCGAATACATCACACATTCGTATTTTATCTGCATTACCGGTACCAGTCCAGACTTTCTTAATTGAGTTCGGATCATACCACCTCAATTTTACTCCACCAACATACAATAATCGTTTTGCATTGAATGTCGATTCTGCTATATCGAATACTCTACCATTTCCAGCAAACGCATAATTTTCAAAGGCGGCATAATCAATAATATTTTTTGTACCATTTCGTATTGCGGTGAAATTGCGTATCTCTTTTTCTATCCAAAAAATCTGTTCGATGTCATGTTTGAATACTCGTTTTTTGTGACCCTTCTTATAATAGAAAAGTATGTTACCATAATCACCACTATGCTCTTGTTTTTTTACTGTAGTAAATCCCAAGAATCGTTTACTTATTATTTGCAATGTGTCATCATCAAGTATCAACTTGGTAAGTCCTGGTGAATTTTTTGAATAGTCTATTCCGAGTATGATCATATTAATTGGGTGCTATGTTCGATTAGAGTGTATAACTTGTTGGTCTTGAGTTTGTCATATTTTTTCAAATACTCTACCAACCCTTCCATGATATTCGCATTATCTTTGATCATCCCTGCCGAAGAATTACATGGACCACATAAAAATGCTTTTACTTCTCCAGTGATATGACAATGATCTATCTGCAATGTCGGTACCAAAACTTTATGTTTATTTTTTACAAACTTAAATTTTGTATGACATCTTGGGTTAGCACATTCATATCCTTGGTTTTTTAACATAGTCTTAGCTTGGTCCAAATTCAGTCTATATTTTCTGAGAGTATCCATTTCCCATCTTTCCCACTTTGTTTTATTCTTTCTTTCTTCCTGATATGGTTTAAGGCGTTTTTCATTACATTTTTTACACCGCCTGTCAACACCATTTTTCTTTGTTGGATCTAAAGCAATCGCATCCCTTGTTACCCAATGATGATTGATATTGCAATAATACAATGTCTCATTTGTCAGATAGTCTTTCATTTCAAGTGCGTCCATATAATCTCCTACAAATAAATGTCATCAAATAGTTCATTAGAAAAATACGGTTTCAATTCCTCAAATGTGAACCGTTCTGTTCGGTTAAGATAAATATATAAATCATTAATGTCCCATTTTTCTCTGTTGGGTAATAAACGGTCTGTTGCAAACTTTCTCCACAAAAATACAGATTTGTGTTGCTTGATATACTTCTTCGATTTTGTTATTCCTGCTTTGTCGAAATCAAATAGATAATACATATCTAATTTGTTTAATGTGTTCTGGACCTCTTCACTTATAGCAGTACCGCAAGTAGCGATACCATTGCGTATAAAAGTGCAATCCACGGGTCCTTCGACATAAATAACAGGTTCAGATTTCTTAATATGATGTTGGTTATATATTGCATTTTCTCTGCCCTCCGTTCTATTCAAATATTTTGGCTCTTGACCAATTAAATCTCTTGCTTGAAAAAAGTATATATCATCCTTATTATCAAAAAATGGTATGATCATTCTACCTGCATATTTATTACCAGTTGCAACGTACCATTTCGACCATATATCTTTTGATATTCTCCTATGGGTACAAAGATCAATAGCAGTATCCAATATCAATCTATACCTATTATTACGCGACAAGATCGGGATGAAAAATTTGATTGCTTCCTGTTCTTCCTTGTCTTTAGTATTGCGTTCTTTCTGTATCTTTACATGTATATTATTTTCTTTCTTGATTGCTTTTTCTTTATCCGCGTCATTCTGTTGTAATATCTCTTTGATGTATTCTCTGTATTGTATTGGATGATATGATTTCAGCCACTTGATTGCGGTAATACTGATGCCACAATTATGACAATAATATATCCATGGATTTTTTGTGAATAAAATATATCCACGTTTCTTCTTTTTGCTTTTTTGGGAATCGTTGCATACTTCACACCGAAAATTCAAGTACGATCCTGTCTCTCTTACGTTGACATTATCGTAACCTAAAACTAATCGAATATATTTTTTCAATATATAATTATTGGGAAAAGTCTTCATATGTTTTATTTGTTGTGGGAAAAATATGGGTGAGGATGTTAATCCCCACCCACAGTTTAGGTTTTCTATTTCTTTGTTTCACCGTCGCGGAGTTTTTGCAGAAAATTATCCGTAGATTCTTCTGATTCAGCTCCTGGTTCGGGCACATCTTCGCCAGCTCCTGGTGCAGATTCCGCGTCTTCATTCTTTTCTTCCTGCCTTGGTGTAGGAGAAGCAGAATCCTGACCGGTCACTTTTGCGAACCTTGTTCCGAGTTCGTCAAATGATTTGAAATTATCATTTGAAACGAATTCACTGAGAGTATATAGGGCTTTATCAACCTTGTCTACCTTAGCGTCAGTTCCAATTTCTGTCTTTTCGGCAAACGTAGAACCATCATAATTCAAAAATGATTTGTCCACTCCATTGATATTAGAATGCGTGGTTTTGATGATGAGTTTGAAGTTCGCGCCGTCATACGGATCAAAAATCATAATCGGTTCTTCGATACCATCTTCTGGTGGCGTGATCTTCGCCATGATCTTCTCATGAATTTTCTTACCGTAACGGTAGAGAAATACCTTTCCGTTGTTTTCTGGTGTCTGAGGATCCTTGACCACAAGAATGTTCGCATAGCAAGACAGTCTCCTTGATCTTGACTTTGCCAAATCCTGATTACCTGCATTCCAAGCAACACTGTTTGCCTTACACACTGGACAATCTTTACCGATTGTAGTTGGACAATCTTCGATATACCAGCCGCCTGCGTTTTTAAATCCATGGGAATACTTTTTCACGAATGGGATATCCGTGTCTTTACTCCAAAGAAAACGGATCACTGATTGCGCGGTACCATCGTCTTTGAGTTTCGGTACATAAAGTCGCTCGTCAACTTCTTTCTTGTAACCTTTTTCTTGCTTGCTAATTGTTTTTGTGATTTTCGTCCAATCCATCTTGATTCTTCGGGCCATTGCAGTCCTCCTTAGTTTGTCATTTGTCATTTGTCGTTTGTCATTTGTCGTTTTATTTCGTCAACGAGTCTTTTGAACTTTGTGTATATTTTAGATTCATCATATAAACTCTTTTCCTCCAATTTTAAAGATGATCTCAATTTCAAAAATGTAATCGGGCTGATCGTTTTCATAATCACCAGATCATGCATGTAATTTAAACCTCCTGGATTAATTTTAAAATATTCGTCTATTGAATTTAATTTGACCCTCTTGTTTATCGCCAACATGAGTTCTTTATCCAACCCAAATCGTTTCAAACTCAGATCATTTATACAAGTATTTATCATTTTAACATCGATATTTCGTATGTCAATTTTCGGAATGAATATGTAATTATAGAGCAAAAACAACTTCAAATCAACATATTCATACAGACTATTTTCGATATCATTCCAAATCCTCTTGCATGTATTCTTAATAAATGGAGGCGATTTTTTGTACCAAAATGCATTCACGATTGTATCCAGATCAACATCCTTACCTGCATTAAATGATTTACAATTCTGTATAATACTGAATACCCTAAGAGGCGTTCCTTTCTGATTGTTCATCGAATCTTTTCCTTAATATCCTTCACGATTTTTTTCTGTACCGAAGAAAGTGTTCGTTTTAGATTTGAAAAAATCTCCTCAGTTTCCGCACTATACTTATCCACAAATTTCTTCGGTGCAGTTGGGAGATCACTAACATTGTCAAGTCTATCTGCCAATTTGATAGTCAATGCTCCATCACTCATCTTTTCCATTTTGTCAGTTAGATATTTTGCTTTGCCAACTTTCTTAATATCGTCCTTGATACTCGTCAATTCTTTTACAAGGTCGGCAATTTGCTTTCCGAAATTTGCTTTCAGTTCATCGTATGTCGCACTGGTGTCTTCCAATGTATCATGCAAGTATGCGGCGGCAACGAGGTCTTTATCCTTCGTCAACTTGTTAATCAATTTTGCTACCCGTGATGGATGCACAAAGTATTCTTTCTTATCGAATTTTCGTATCTGACCTTTGTGCTTCTCTTGTGAGAAACGAATTATTTCTCTTACTGATACCGACTCGGCAAAAAATTCTTTGAATTTCATGTGTTCCTCCTATTAATAATATAGTTAATATTATTTATACATGCAACTTGTTCTTCTGGTTCTTTTTCTTCTTAGGGATATCGAGAGTCAAGTCATCCAACAATATACGATCACCATCGTCTGGTAAAAAATTATGGAGTTTATTTGTCATCATTACTATGTTGTGTTTCTTCGATAACTCTTTTTTCAGATCACAATTATTTTCATCATCCAAAATGGACAATATCTTTTTGAACTTGACATGGTAATTTTCCATAAATAAAATACTCTCATATAAATGTATACCATGGTGTTTTTTTAGTTTCCGCAATAACAGATTGAATCTATGACGATCCTGAATACATAATTTTGTTTTGACGAAAATGTATTCAAGATGTAGTCCAGAATCAAGGACCACCTTAGTGAATATCTTTTCATGCATCTTATTCAGTATTTCAAATTCAGTACGTTTTCCATTAATAGTCTGCATTGTATTGAGACTAATATCGGTTCTTGGTTTCATATTCATGTGTTTATGTTTCCTATTTGAAGTCAATTATTTTCTTTTTACTTTCTTTCTTAGTATCACCAATTTGTTTAATTATTGCAACCGAAGCATCATCCACTATGGTTGTCGATGTTGGTTTTGGTCCGTCCTTCTTTTGTGATACTCTCATTTTTCCATAATTGACATCAATAGTAGTTTTCTTCTTATTCAAACCATATCTATTCTTCAATAGGATAAAACAATATTTTCCTGCCGCTCGGTATTCATCTGATTGTGTTACACCAATTATTACATCCGAAGTCATTGTGATTCCGATTGAGTCGGCAATGTCAGTCAAATCGATGGACGCACTTGAGAATCCACCACGATTGGTTTGAATACCAGATACAACTGGCCTCCCTGTTTCTACTGCCAATCCTCTCAATTCTTCCGATATTCTTTTGTTCTCAGTGTATGTATTTTCTTCCTTTCTCAAATGAATAGGCGACATGATACCAAGATAATCAATGAAGATGATATCCGGTACAAAGTTCTTTTTGACATCAAGTTCTTTCAATAAATTCCTAATGTCGTTTGTGTTCGCTCCCTTAGTAGGAAATTCTTTGACGAATAAATTATTCTTCAACTTCTCTTTGAGTGGACCGAATTTTTTGGTAAATGAAATCTTCGGTATCATTTTCAAATCATTGATATCGGTGTCAAACAAATTTGCCAGCATTCGTTCTGATATTTTTTTCTCTGACATTTCTAATGTGATATAGAGAACTTTTTTATTTTGCAATAATACGTTCACTGCAATACCACACTTGATTAATGTCTTACCAAGATTTGTATTGTGGCTTGAAACTCCATTGGTGTAATATCTGTGATTCGGATGATCCACCGATACATCAACTATTTTTATTTTCTCCTTAGTTTTACTTAATACAAAATTATGCCAGTTATTATCATCACACAATATTTTATCTTTTCTAACATCTAAATTTTTAGTGAATTTCCAACCATTATTTGTTTCATATAAATGATTTTCACTTGAGTTAATTTCTTTGTTATTTATTTTAAGATTCCATTTTGTTTTTTTACCTTTCTCAATGAATTTACTAACTTTGACCCACCCATCAGGAGAATCAATTTCAACATCATAATCCTTTAAAAGGTGTTTAACTTCTTTTATTTTTGTATCTATATAATTCCAATTAGTCATTCGTATTCTAATTTTTACTGGAGTATTTTCATCAACACATTCCGCCATAAATAGAGTCAAACTCTTTTCATGAAATCCACCATCAAGCAATTTATCGAACTCTGGTAATCCACTTGGTATCACTTTATCTTTATCATGTAAAAAGTCATACATCGCGTCTTCATTATTGAAGAAATCGAATCCAACTTCGGTGTTAAAACTGAATGATAATGCTTCACGCAACTTATCAGGAGACTCTTTTAGGTCATCTAACTGATCTTCCTTAAGGTTCTCCGCAGTATCCGCAACAACATCCCATATCAATTTCTTAGTGAAGAAACTCTCTACTTCGGACATTAATGATTCGGGTTCATATTCAGTCAAATCCAAATTCAATACATCAGTCAGTTGATTGTAAACTTTCTCATTATCGATGTGCAATTTCATATCGGAAGGAGAAGGAAAATTATTGAACTTCTCATTAAAGTTGATTATGTTTTTCACAATCTCTTTATTATTGAAGTCAGTAAAAATCCTTGCTGTTAGATAAGGCGTTATCTTCTTCCTTGCATCTTTATCCTGGAAAAGGTATTTGATTAATACCTTTTCGAAAAATATAATATCTATGACGCACCTCCCTTTTCTTTTTTCTTCGGTGCATTAAGTTCTTCTGAAATCTGATCCAATGATACCGCAATCTTGCTACCAAAAGATATCTTCTCATTAACACATTTATTGATATGTGTCAACAATTCTTCATCCCATTCCATTGCCCACAATTTCTTTTCAGAAACTTTTTCTCCATTGAGTAACCAACCTCTTGTTGCTTTGGTCAACATCGGTGCACCAAATTCCTGTAGACCGTAATATCTATTTAATCCCGAAACAAAATCAAGATAGATTTTCAGATGGGAATCTGGTTTGCAGAATCGATTCTTAATAGTCTTACAATTCATGTAAACACCACAGACATTTTTATCCTTGTCTTTGGCTTTACTTTTTATGATATTGATGATTGTACTTGCGGCATATTTCAGTCCTGAATTATGTGAAATCACACCGCTATCTAAAATATAATTAGATCCATTTTTCACTTCCAGATCATACACATCCTTCTTATCCTTCATGACAATTTTTTTAACAATTCTTATTTTTTTAAACATTATTTACTCCAAGGTTACAGTTAATTATTTTGCCACTCATAAAGACAATATTTCATCTTTTTCATTTAAGTCCCCAACTCTTTTCCAAATTAATTCCCCATCAATTTCGGTTAAGAATTTATGATCTTCGGTACACTCAAGTACATTGCCATCACCAAGTGTTAATTGTATGGTATTTTTATTGTAATGAAATGTATTAGTTACCTCTTGATTTCCGAATAATGTTTTTACTTTATCTCCAATTATGATGTCATCAATACGTTTATACGGACCCTTTGCCATTTTTACTTTTTGATCCGGGATGAAACATCCACCACTCATTGTAGTAGTAGGGAAGAATGAACCGATAACAGCGTATACGTGATTAGTAATAATCAAAGGAATTTTGGCCTCTGCAAGTTTGATATTTAACACTCTGAAAATGGATTTAATCACTTGTGCGCGAGTCATATCCCTTTTGTTGTTTCCGTTTTCAACATCAGTGACTTCTTTGGTTGTAGACAAATTACCAAGACTGTCAAGTACAATCATAATCTTTCGTTTCACCGTTTCGGTATTACATTTGTTTACAACAGCGACAACCTGATCCCGAAAGTCCTCAACGGTTGCAATAGGAAAATAACCCACCCGCGTAATATCAATTCCTCGTTCGACCAACATATCTTTATCTACAGCATTTTCAGAATCAAAGTAACACACTTCATATCCTGCCGCGACTGCACTTTTAACACACTCCAATACAAGATATGTTTTTCCACATCCTTCTTCACCTGCAAAAGCAATCGTCTTGTTATTTGGTATACCCTTATGAATATCACCAGAAATGAGTCCATTCAAAGCAAGACTACCAGTATCAATATAATCTGTAGTATGAGAAAGAGTTTCTTCGTCCATTATTGTCGCAAAGGTATTCTTACTCTCACTCAATAAATCGTTCATGAAACCATGCGTAAATTTTTTACTTCCTTTTGATGCGCTGTTTACCTGCTTTCTTTTTTTCGATGCCATTTGTTAATCCCCCATGTGTTATATTTACAATATGTCTTGTTATTTTTTCTATATCCTTGAAATTTTTTCTATGTGTTTTAATGCAACCCAATATCCACTTCGGAACTTTCTCAATATCATCGACTATTAGAATGACTGGTATATTAAATAATTTTGATACAGTCAATTCTCCAGAAGTACCGCAACTGAAAATGGTATTGTCCCATTTACAAATGATCACATCACTTGTCATAACTTGATCCAAATCTTCATAGATGATATCAGTAAACAGATTTTTCAATCTTGAAATACTGAATTTCTTACCAGTGCATTTCCGAAGTCGTTGAATTTCTGCAAATATCTTTTCTTCATTTGCTGGATTAAACACTTGAAAATTCGCGGCAAGCATCCTACGTTCTATTGTTTTTCTCCACACGGTGCCGTGTTGTTTTGCAAACTCCATTGGACCAGCCAAGTACACTTTAGGTTGTTTACCTTTTCGCTTGAAATTCTTGGCTTTGAATTCCATTATCTGCATCATTTTTTCATCAATCATATCTTATTCCTCTGATTCAATTTCCAATACACCAATCTTTCCATTGTCATCCGCTTTTTTAATTTCATATGGTGTAACTATCGTTCTATAGAATTCATCCCGTGTATCAGTTAATACACCACCGACAGCACTGAGATTTTTATAATTTATTCCCCTAAATTTAATATAATTATGTGCCAATCGTGTGATAATATAATTCAACTCTCCTACATTATCAATAATGGGCTTCATCAAATCAACAATAGGATCGAATTTTTTCCTATCTTCTGTTGTAATGTATGGCATAAGTTATTCTCCTTTTCCTTTTGTATACCGTTTCCATGATGGTATATTCAACCGATCACGAATCTTTCTGGCTGTTATTGCAATGATTTTTTGACCTTCATATATTGTGACATCTTTAATCTGATTCCATTCCGTGTAAATATCAGATACGAGTTTTTCTAAATCCCAAATCACACATTCCCGTATGATTTCGCAATAGTTCACCTTGCCATCCGCACCCCATTACAGATTCACCATCGACAACTTTTACTGATGTACATTTCAGAATTCCTCTGACTGTTACCATAAAATGATATCCTCTACAGTCAGGACATCTATACAAAGTCTTATCTTCATCCATATCGTCTCCTATCCAAAAAACTTATCAAGTTTACCAGAATTAAAATTAATGATTCCCCAATCCAAAGTATGGAAAAACCTCTGCACTACATCCTGAAATGATTTTCTCCATTGTGTTTCATAATCTATTTTGAATATAGTGTTAAACTTCTTTGGGTATTTTCCGATATATGCTATAACGTTTGTTTTCACTTCATTAGTTGGTATAACATAACAGAATTTGATTTTAGTTCCGTTACCAATTCGTTGTACTCGCATCTTGTATTTATCGACAAGGAAATTATAGTTGATTGCTGCGCGATTCGCAATCGGAGTTCCTTTCTTGAATAGCAGGTCTTGTTCCATCTTAACGCCTTTACCATATTTATCATAGTCAGATATGCCTCTCGGAAAAGATATATTCTCAACAGGTGATTGTTTGAAACCCTTCTTGAATTCTTTCAGCATCACCATTATGTCTTCCCGTTTACTCACTTCAAATATTTGTTCGATAACCTTCAATATTTTATCTCTACAATATCCTGGTGTTGACGTTCTGACAACTTCAATTCCCTTGATATCGATTTTTGGTTTATCATGAGTCACGCCTTCGGTATCTAATACAAGAGCGGCATATTTCTTCTTACACTCTTGAACCATTATCTTGCTGATGATTTTTTCTCTATTGAAATTGATTATCGGTTCTATATTGTATTTTTCCGCATACACTTTCACCAGACTTTTGAAAAATCCAGTAAAGAAATTCTTATCAAAATCATATGCCCACTCCAGAAATGGTACATCTGGCGCGATGTTAGATTTGATTTCATCCATACATAGATAGGTAGAATCAGTGTCCATCAATATGACGCAATCATTCTTCATCTTGTTTGATTCGTCTACAGTTTTGAAATATTTCTTGTTTAGATAAAAATAGTTCTTGAAATAATCATTCGTACTGTCGGCAAGGAATTTTATCATTCGTCTACCACCAGCAGTAACTACTTTCGCATTATTCAAATTGTAAAAATGAAAGTGAACATTTGCCAATACACCATAGAAACTATTAATCAATATCTTTCTCACATACTGTTGGATATTATATTGACCTGCTAAATAATCATTACCAGATTTCAATTCTTTGTTCATCAATCCCTTGTATCGTTTTCGCTCATTAAATATTTTTTCAACGATGGTTGGAATAATCCCTTTTTTTCGTTTGTCATACCAAACATCATCAAATGGTGTTTTTATAGTGTCTCCTGTCCAACTCAATGATTCTGCTTTTCTCGGATCAGTGATAAGAGTTTCTGGACTGATATTGAAACACCTGATTAATGTTGGGTACAAACTTTCAACATCATAAGACATTACATTGTGAAAGAATCCTGGTGTAGAATTTACCAAGGCGCCTTTCAATTCACTTTCTTCATGATGTGATTTATCTGGCATGACCATATTTTTCTTGTGTAGATATTTGAGAATGTACCCAGTAATGACTGATATTGATGAATAAATTCTTTCCAATGGTATCAAAGACTCATAACATAGTGTTATTGCCAAATCTATATATTGGAGTTTGTGTTCTAACTTTGAAATCAAGACAGTATCTTGTACATTGTATTCAACGAATTTATTCCATTCATTAGTATACAAATCATTTAGTTGTCCTTCATATTCTAACTTACCTTCACCAAGTTCAAGATTTGCGATGAAGTTGAGAGAATATGATTCGCGATTATATTGTTGGAATTTCTTATACAGTTTTTGATAATCCAATACAGAAACACCAGCGATTGCGTATTCACCAGAATGATGATTTTTTTCCACCTTGTCAATAGTAGATAACGATTTAGTCACACCCAATTTCTTACATCGATTAACAATGTATGGAATATCAAAACCATGTATGTACCAACCTGACAAGATATCAATTTTCAATTTTCGAAATACAGTGATGAATCTATTCAACAAATATTTTTCATCTGGACAATAGAAATAATAATCTATTTTCATATCTCCAGTGTATTCTTTGAGACCGAATGTGTATGTCTTTCCATCTTTTACGTTGTTTAGGGTGATCAAATTTATAGGATATTTGGCATGATCAGGAGACGAAAATGAACCATCAGGTGCAATTTCAGTTTCAATATCAATACCATACACATTGAATTCATTTATGTCATGTTCTAAATCTGCATCACTATATCGTTCATGCAGAAATTTTGTTTCTTCCGGAATATCTGATTCAAAACATTTAGTTCCACTATCTCTCAATTCACGAATCGCCTTCTTACTTGTGGAAAATCTCTTTTCAACTGGTGTGCCAAATATATCCGTACGTGAGGATTCTTTTGTTTCATCCTCAACATAGTAATGATAATTGGCTGGGAGAACACTTTTCATTCTCTTACCGTTTATCACTTCCCATAAATGTACTTTATTGGTCTTGTAATCCAAGAAAATATTACGATACAAACTGCTACCTCAATTCTTATTTAAAATCAACTGTATTGCACTAACAATTATTGTCAATAATTCTTCACATTGACCGACAGGTACATTAGCAATACCACCTGCGAGTTTATGTCCGCCACCATTAAAATCTGAATCTTGTAGAGCGGATTGCAATATGTCTCCAATGTGTATATCCATAGACTCTTTTGTTCTCACACTTAAATTCCCATTGTGATCATTTCGGCAGAAGACAATATCATATCCTTCTTCTTCCAATAATTTTTCACATACATCATTAAGTCGTTGTGCTGATTGTGTAAATACTGCATTGATTCCATCGAGCGGATAAATATCAAGATTTTTCCATAATATTTTGAAATCTTTTTCACGTTGTTTCAAATATTTATGTTCGTTCTCTGTAAATTCAACACTGCCCTGCATGAATCGTTGACGAAATTTCTGTTCCCAATATCGGAAGAATAATTCATTCAATTGTTTACTTCTTGGATCATCGTGTATCCACATATCATAA